CTTCCGGGGAAATACATGCACTAGGCAATCAGTTCTCCAATTAGCTTGACGGTAGAGAAGGAACTTAAACCCTTAACGTCGTCACTATACTGATTAACTATTTCTCTATTCCCTGAGTCTGATACGTGGCGTACGTATTGCGCCAGACCCCTTGCGGAGAATTTCAGTTGATGCTTATCTCTGTCGAGAATAAACTTAACCAACTTAGGGAATAATGGATTGTGTTTACAATTCTCCAAAATCCCTATGGCCCTAATATTAAAGAAATCAACTCCAGTAATTCCTTTATTCTTAAGGTCAGTCCATCGTTCAAGGTGTACCAGCCTGTTAAGTGCACGACTAACAGGATAAGCACCACGGATAATGCCAAAATCATCCGTAAACGCTTCGTGATATACCCTTTGCAGATAAGAAATATAAGTAGTCGAAATAACGGATTTCTCCTCGTTGACGGAGAGACCAGCTTGTCTAAATCCGTTGAACAGTCCATCTGGCTCTTCGACTGCGTACGCTCCATCGTCACCTTGAATCTGAAAAGGCGCTTCAATAGCTTCTTCATAAAATCTCCTTACACATAAGTATTGCGCGATCGAATCGATCTCGTTAGTGAAGGCGGAACCACTAGGAACACCATGTTCGCCTTCCCAAATACCATCTGGTGTTACTAGGCCGACAGTTCTAAACCTAGTAGCAATCAGGTCAATCTCGTCCCAAAACCTTACAGGAAAATACGACTTGATTAGATTAAATGAAGCTGTCTGCAAAGAAGGTCCGACTGAGTGGTCAAAAGCTGAAAAGTCAACTGATGTTAAAGTCAAACCTTTTGAAAATGCATAACGCATTAGCTTGGTTATTCCCTCATCAACTTCATCAGGTCCAAGCAAAGCCTTCCGCCACGGCAGAGCTTTTGCAATTTTGAGGTACGGTCGGTAGAAACGTGATTCCTGGAGAACCTGAGCGAACCCTTCGCCGAAAACGTCCCTTGTTTTACCGCCTTCCTGAGTCCTGGTAAATAGCATACAGGGAAATTCCCGCTCTAACCATTCATCAAGATGCTTAAGTACCTCATCCTTGTGCTCTGACTTCTTTCCCATTGTGGGTAGTCCAGCAGACGTGGAGTTTGGTAGGTGTAATATTGCATTCTCTGCTGATAACGGAGATAGCATACCATTAGTCTTAGGAGTATAAGACACCTCGTCCTTCCACGGATAGTTGAAATATTGTAATGTTTTCTCTTTCCTTTCTTTCCAAGGCTTCGCAATCGACCGAGGACCGAATTTAGAAAGTTGAGCTAACTCGACTTCTTGCATAATATCAGGAAGTTCACGCATATCACCCAAAACTTCAGATTTGAACGATTCAACTAACGAGTCAAGGTCCGTTTTCTCACCCAGTGGTGTTAGGAGTACGTTATGACTACCGGAAGTAATGCGATGGAGATTGCTCGAGACGGTTTTAATGACACTGTCACTAACGCCTTTCGACCTTAAAGTTTCTTCCCATCTCATTTCATCTCTCCTTTCAATTATTAGGAATGTCGCTGACATTCTGAAGACCAGCAACCTCGAAGAAAGCTCTTCTGACCAGTTGCGGCGAAATGGTACCGGGTGTGGTGCTCCAATAGCTTGAAACCTTCGCTATCGTGGAACCTCTCCAGTACTTGATGCTAACAGCATCCTTACCATGTAGGATTTTGACTACGACAAAGTAGCCTCCTCTGACTGACCACGCCACTCGTACATCGCCGTTGTCAGGATTGTTGAACGTGTAAAACGTCTTTCCAAATAAATTGGAAGTTACCATAAGATTTCCTCCTTAAGGTAGTTAAAGTTAATTCTTCAG